CACTCACACACCCGACCGGGGCCTACTCACCGCCGTCACCCGCGGCATGGGCATCCTTACCCTCATTGGGGTCCCCCCTCGCTCCACTGCCCAGCACCTCCAGGTGCGCCCCCTTCTTCGGGCCGTCTTCCATCACGTCGCCCTTAACTACCGGAGGCTCTTCCGCAGGGAACTTGGCGGTCTCTTCATCCTCACTCAGCCCCTCACCGCCTCCGACCGAGGCCTCATGATGGCCGCCCTCGACGGCCTCCGCGGAGGTCTCGACGAATTTGGGGGGGACACCGTCATTCCGTCCCATCGAGCCATCCTCCACGACCTCGTGGAAGAGGCCCCCCCCCTCCACGCCCCGGTTGATCTCCACGCCTCTCACCCGCCTAAGATCCACTTCCCTCCCACTACTCTTCAGGCGGCCTACGACCGCATCTACTCCCCCCGCAACCCCGCACGCCTCGAACGCGTTTACCGCGACCGCCTCACAGATCAGTTCCCGACCTCTTTTGACGGCGTCTATATCCCCGGCACTGACATGGTGCCCATCCACCGTGGCAAGACCTGGGGCCTCCTCCCCCTCTCTCTCCCCTCCCGGGTTTTCCGGCAGCCCCACTATCTTAACGAGAGGGACTTCGCTCGCGCTGACCCCGTCGCCCGTCGCCTCTGGCGGGGTTACTCCGAGGTCATGCGCTTACCGCGCGACGGGCCGGCTTTCTCTGAGGCCCTTTTTACCTCTTGCCTCATCGACACGGAGTACCGGGCTCTATCCTCCAAGACTAAGGCCCAGCTCCTCAACCGAGGGGAGAAGACCGACCCGGCCTGGCGCAACAACGTCACCAGCTTCTTCGTCAAGGCCCAGATCAAGGCAGGCATCATGAAGGACTGGAAGGCCTGCCAGATAATCGCCAACTTCCCCGACCTCTGGCTCCTGCTCTTTGGACCCGTGGTGCGCTACATTGAGGCCATCGAGGCACCCTCCCGCCCGGCTTCCATCTTCTGGTACGCCGGGCAGACCCCTGTCCAGATGGTAGATTGGGTGGCACGTCACGATACCTGCTCCGGCCTCTATACGGAGAACGACTACACGGCCTATGACCAGTCCCAGCGGGCGAATGTTCTGGCCTTCGAAGTCCTTCTCCTCCGCTACTACAACATCCCGGAGTTCTACCTCGACCTTTACGTCGAGATGAAGCTCCACCTTTCTCGCACCGGGGCCTCTTTTGAGGAGGCGGAGCTAGGTACCATGCGCTTTTCTGGCGAGCCCGCCACCTGGGCCTTCAACACCCGGGTGAACCTCGCCATTGCGGCCAACAAGTACTTCCTCCTCGGCCGACCCATCATGCTCTCCGGCGACGACTTTCTGGCGCTCTGCGCCCTAGACTCGAAGCCCGACTGGGCCACCCTGGAGCGTCATCTCGACGTGGTCTCTAAGACCCTCGTCTCCTCCCGCGGCTCCTTTTGCTCTTTCCTCGTCGCCAGAGGCGTCGCCGTCAAGAACCC